AAAAAACAAAATTATACAGGTGATATATTTTTGGTTTGTAGTGAAGATGATAAAACTTTAAATAAGTATCAAGAAATAAAAGACGTACAGAAATTAGTTTTTAATAAAAATGATTATAGTAATAAATTTGATATTGGTGACAATTTTAAAGATAACAGAGTTGTTGTATTTGCAAGAAACGCAATATATGATTTAGCCAAAAAAACTAAATATAAATATATTATTGTTTTAGATGACGACTATACATCTTTCAGATATACAAGTGATGCTGATGGTAAATATTTAACTAAACAAAAAATTATTAAAAATTTAGATCTTATGTTTTTAAATTTACTTTCTTATTATAAATTGATAGAAAAAAATGTAGGCATAAAAACGTTATGTATAGCACAAGGCGGTGATTTTATCGGTGGTGAAATGAGCAGAGTGTTTCAAAAAAAAGTAACAAGAAAGGCGATGAATTTTTTTATGTTTAATGTAAATAACCCTTTAGAATTTTTAGGCAGAATAAATGAAGATGTCAACTCTTATGTAAAAAAAGGTAATATTGGTGAACTTTTATTAACTATTGCTGATATACGTTTAGAACAATTAGACACACAAAGTAACACAGGCGGTTTAACTGAATTTTATTTAGATTCAGGTACTTATGTTAAATCATTTTATACTGTTTTATTTAGTCCTAGTTGTACAAATATAACATTAATGGGTAATAAAAATAAAAGGTTACATCACCAAATAAAATGGAATAATGCAGTACCAAAAATATTAAACCAAAAATATAAAAAATGAACAAAAGTGAACACAATAAAAAAGCATTATTAGAAGCATTAGAAAAATCTTTAGGTGTTGTAACTACAGCTTGCAAACAAGCAGAAATAGGCAGAACAACATTTTATAAATATTATAATCAAGATGCAGAATTTAGGCAAAAGGTAGATGAGTTAGAAAATATTACTTTAGATTTTGCAGAAAGTCAATTACATAAACAAATACAGGCAGGTAATACAGCAGCAACAATATTTCTATTAAAAACAAAAGGTAAAAAAAGAGGTTATGTTGAAAGGCAAGAAATAACAGGCGCAGATGGTTTGCCAAATAATGTTATTGTTGAGATTATAGAAAAAAATGAAAATAAAGACTAATGTAGTTTTTAAACATCTTTTAAAAAGTAATAAAAAAATAATTGTTGAGCAGGGTGGTACACGTTCTGGTAAAACATATAATATATTACTTTGGATTATATTTAGTTATTGTACACAAAATACAAATAAAATAATTACAATTTGCCGTAAAAGTTTTCCAAGTCTAAGGGCAACTGTAATGCGTGATTTTTTTGATATACTTAAAACCCATAAAATGTATAATGAGATTAATCACAATAAATCATCAAGCGAATATAATTTATACAATAATCTTGTAGAGTTTATAAGTTTAGATGAGCCACAAAAAGTAAGAGGTAGAAAAAGAGATGTACTTTTTATAAACGAAGCAAACGAACTTTATTTTGAAGATTGGCAACAGTTATTATTTAGAACTAATGAAAAAATAATATTAGATTACAACCCCTCTGATGAATATAGTTGGATATATGACAAAGTAATTAATAGGGAAGATGCTGATTTTTATATTACAACTTACAAAGACAATACATTTTTAGAAGAAGCACTTATCAAAGAAATAGAACGACTAAAAGAAACAGACCCACAATATTGGCAAATATATGGACTTGGACAAAAAGGTGTAAGTAAAGCAACTATATTTAATTATCAAGAAAGTAATATACCAGATGATGCTGACTTTCTATCTATGGGTGTAGACTATGGATATACCAATGACCCAACAGCACATATTTCAGTATATAAAAAAGGGCACAATTTATATATCGAAGAACACCTTTATAAAACTATGATGACTGCTGAGGATATACACTCGCATTTTAAATTACTTAATGTTGGTGATAAAATAATATATTCTGATAGTGCTGAGCCAAGACTAAATGACTATTTAAAAAGAACAGGTTGGAATATTAGACCAACAAAAAAAGGTAGGGATAGTATTATAGCGGGTATAGATTTACTTAAAAGGTATAAATTATATGTAACACCTAATAGTAAAAACCTGATACAAGAATTTAGGAACTATAAATGGAGTGAAGATAAAACAGGTAAACTGACTAATATACCTATTGATAGAAATAACCATTTGTTAGATTCATTAAGATATGCTACCTTTAATATATTAAGCAAGCCAAATTTTGGCAAATATGCTATTCAATAAAAACTAATAAAAATACGTTATATAATTATGAAGATTGATATAGAAGTGCCACAAGGTTTAGAGGATGTTACATTACATCAGTATCAAAGATTTTTAAAAATACAAGAATCTACAAATGATGATAATGTTTTAGGTATGAAAATGATTGAAATATTTTGTAATGTTTCACCAGAAATTGTAAAAGGTTTAAAAGTAAATGACGCATATGCTATTGTAGAAATGCTTAAAAATATAATGACACAAAAAAGTGATTTACAAAGAGTTATAAGGGTAAGAGGTGTAAGGTATGGATTTATACCAAACTTAGACGAAATGACTTTTGGTGAATATGTAGACTTAGACACATATTTAACAAGCTGGGATAATATGCATAAAGCAATGTCTGTATTATATAGACCAATTGAAAGACAAGAAAAAGATCTATATAATATAAAAGAATATGAGGCAAAATTAGATGACAATTTATTGCATATGCCAATGGATGCTGTTATGGGTTCTATACTTTTTTTTTATCATTTAGGGAACGACTTGTCACAAACTATGATAACTTATTTAACGGAGAAGCAGGAGAATCAGTTAGTTCAGTATATCAATTCGGAGTTAGATGGGGGTGGTACTCCAGTTTATATGGGTTATCTAAAGGGGATATTAGACAACTTGAAAATATCACTAAATTAAATGTACATAAATGTCTTAATTTTTTAATGTTTGAAAAAGAAAAAAACATATTAGAAAAACAAAATATAAAAAGGAAACAAAATGGCTAACAAAGGTGCAAGAGGATTTTATTTAATAACAGAACAAATAGAATCCCAATTATTATTAGACCCAAATGTAAATACTGTCACAACAGGAGATATAACTGATGTAGATCTTAACAAAGCCACAATATATCCTCTGTCACATATTATAGTAAACAGTGCAAATCTTGAAGAAAATTTGGTGCGTTTTTCTATTAGTGTTATAAGTATGGATTTAGTTGATACATCTAAGTCAGAAACTACAGACCAATTTAGAGGTAACAATAATGAACACGATGTACTAAATACACAATTAGCAGTACAAAATAAGTTAGTACAAATACTAAGAAAAGGTACATTAAATAGAAACCTATACCAATTAGATGGCAACCCAACGTGTGAGCCCTTTGTTGATAGATTTGAAAATGCTGTTAGCGGTTGGGCATTAACAATGGATATTTTAATACCTAATGATATTGATATATGCAACTAAAAAACGTACAATTTGCTTTAAATCTATTTGCTAAAAACGTTATTAAATTTAGTAAGAATAATTTAACACGACAAAAAAAAGCAGGTGGTGCATTATATAAAAGTCTGGATTATTTTGTTAAAGGTGAATCAGATAGAATATTTGTACAATTCTATATGACAGATTATGGTATGTTTGTTGACCAAGGTGTAAGAGGTGCAAAAAGTTCAACAAGAAATAGAACAAGCCCATTTAAATTTGGTACAGGTACAGGTAAAAAAGGTGGGTTACGAGATGGTATTTTGGAATGGCTAAAACGTAAGCGTTTTCAATTTCAAGATGATGCTGGTAGATTTATGTCATATCAAAGTATGTCGTTTATTATAGCACGTGCTATTTACAATAAAGGCATAAAACCAAGTTTATTTTTTACCAGACCTTTTGAAAAAGCATTTAATAATTTAAGTGAAGAAATTAAAAAACAATTTGAATTAGATTTACAAGAATTTTTACCTAATAAAGTTGACTAATGAGTGATTTAATATTTGCTAGAAGCCCATACACAATTAAGCATACATCAACTGCTAATCCACCAGACCCTGCATATGAATGTTTTGAAACTAATATATATGGCAGATATGCAGACTTTACAGGATTTAGTGTTAATGCGGCAGGGACAATAGTTAATGGAACAATAACAGATAAAATCAGTGGAGCAACTTTGACTAGAACAGCTACCACAACAACAAGTGGTGCTACATCTTTCCCAGTTGTATTTGAAGCTACCCAAGTAAATATAAGAGTTACATTTAATTTACCAAGTGGATATAATGCTAGTTCGCATACTTGTGAAATTGAAGTAACACAAGCAGCAGCCACACCTACTTGTCAAGCAGTAAAACTATTTAACTTTAGCGGTATAAGTTCAGTATCAAATTTAGTATATAGTTATACCGATTGTAGTAATGCTAGTCAATCAGGCACTTTGTCAGGTGCTAATAGTACAGTAACAATAAATGTTAAATTTCCTTATACACAATATTTGTTTTACAATTATAGTGTTGCAGGTGTTTTGCCATTTATATATACAATAACAGATAATTACATTGCAGCAAATGTTAAAATAACAGGATAATATGAGTAATCGAATAAACGCAAGAAGTCCATTTTTTTTGCAATTTACAGGAACATAAAATAAAAAGATATGCCAACACTACATAAAGCAGCACTACAAATATACATTTATACAGGTACAGTTACCAGTACACCAAGTGCATCTAATCTTAGATACAGTTTAGAAAAAACAAAAATATCAACACAAGCAAATGTCTTATTTGAGATCGGTGAGTTGGTAAGGGATTATTTAACACATTCATTTAATGATGATTATGCAAGTGTTACAGCTTGGGTAACTTGTATAACTAAACTTTATGAAACTGCAAGCAATGATAGTGAGTTTACAACAGGGTCACCAGTAACACAAAGTTTTTTGGCACTTGATGGATATGGTTATTTTGAAGATGGTATAAACCCACAATTATCAGACAACGCATTATTTAGCAATAGTACTTTTTATTTACCAGAAGATACAGCAGGTAGGTTTCCAATATTGGCAGAAGGTGTAGGCAAAGTTATTATAGATGGCGTAACAACAGAAATAACTGACAATGGTAATAGTAATCAAAAAATACAATATATTACAATACCTGCCAACAGTAGTACCATACAAATTTATGACACTAATGATTCAACATTAGATAAAACTGTAACAGTTGTAAATGTATGTGAGCCAAAATATACAGTTTATAAAGTAACATTTGTAAATAAATATGGTGCATATCAAGACATATATTTTTATAAAAAGACTACAGAACGAATGGCTGTAACTGATGAAGTTTTTAAAACTAACACAATAGATAATTCAACTGTTACTTATGCAACTTATAAAGGTCAAAAACAAAGATATAATACAGAAGCAAAAACAAGTTTAGTTCTAAACACAGGATATGTAAATGAAGATTTTAATTTAGCTGTCGAGGAACTTTTAATTAGTGAACATATTTGGATTAGATTTGAAAATAAAACTTTACCAGTATTATGTAAAAGTATGGATATGACTTTTAAAACAAGTTTAAATGACAAGTTAATAAATCACGAGATTAGATTTGAATTTGCTTTTGATAAAATTAATAATGTAAGATAATGCCATTAAGATTAAATTTATTTATTGCAGATGAGGAGGGCACATTAACAGAAGTTGAAATGTTTAAAGACGAATCTGTTACACTTACACAAACTTTACAAAACATTAAAGATATATCAAAAGTTTTTACAGATTTTAGTAAAACATTTTCTGTACCTGCAAGTAAAAATAATAATAAATTGTTTCAACATTTTTACAGATATGAGATTGATGGCTTTACATCTAGACAAAAAAAAGAAGCACAATTATATTTAAATCATCAGTTATTTAAAAAAGGCAAAGTAAAACTAGAAACAGTTAAATTAATAGGTAATAAACCACATACATATAATTTAACATTTTTTGGTGAAGCTATAAATATGAAAGACTTTTTTGGTGAAGATCTTATTGGGTCACTTTCTTATTTATCTAATTTTAGTTTTCAATATAATGCTGCAAATGTAATAGATGCTTTACAAAATGGCATTGATAAAACTGTTAATGTAGATGGTCAAAATGAACAATACGAAGATGTATTAGTTGTACCACTTATAACACATACAGAAAGATTGACTTATGATAGCAGTGTAAATTCTGCAGGTAGTAAAAATCTTTTTGTAAGTAGTTCTGTTGTGCAAGGTGTACCATTTGAACAATTAAAACCTGCACTAAGGGTATATGCAATTATAAAAGCTATCGAAGATAAATACAACACAGATAAAGGTTATTCACAAAACATAAAATTTAGCAGAGATTTTTTTAACAAAGATAATCTGCCTTTTTATAATTTATATTTATGGTTACACAGAAAAAAAGGCGGTGTGCTTGAAGATGACAGTATTAGGCAACAATGTAAAAACTGGCATAATTTAGGAGGTAATACAGCAGATAAAAATTTTTGGCGACCAAATGTAAAAAGTAGTTATTGGGTTATAAGGCAACCAAAAAATACTAAGAATGTTAAAATTTCACACGCTATAATTGTAACCCCATCAGGTGCAATTAGTTCAAGTTTTGATTTAATTTTAGAAAAAGACGGTGAAGAACATTATAGGCAAACAGTAAAACAAACAGACTTAAACCACACATCAGTTGGTGGATCTTTTATATCTTTTGATACAGGATTTTTAAATGCTGATGCAGGTGAATACACATTAAGTATTAGTTGTGATGTTTCTAGCACATATAGTATTGTACTAAAATTAAAAGAAACAGTAAAAAAATTCTTAGGGTCAAATAATAGAAGTGTAACAGTTGATGGTAATGTAACAATAACAACAGAAGCAGAATTTTCAGCAAATGCACAATTACCAAAAATAACTGTTATTGATTTTCTAACAGCTATATTTAAAATGTTTAATTTAATTGCATATCAAAATAATACCAATACAATAGTCGTACAAACTTTAGATGAGTTTTATGCAAATAGCACAACAAATTATGATATAACAGAATATTTAGACACACAAACTACAACTGTAGAAAATGTATTGCCTTTTGCTAAAATTAATTTTAAATATAAAGGCACTAAAACATTTTTGGCAGACGATCATAATGAAAGATTTGGTCTAGAATGGGGGTCTTTAAAATTTAGTGGTGATGAAAAAGTAGAGGGTAAAGAATTTAAAGTTGAATTACCCTTTGAACATATGAAATTCGAAAGACTATTAGACGCCAATACAAGTAATACAGATATTACAACAGCACAATTTGGGTGGCACGTTGATGACAACCAACAAGCATATTTAGGCGAGCCATTATTATTTTATCCTGTTAGGGTTACAAGTGGTACAGCAATAAGTGTTTTAACAAGTTCTAGTGTGCAAAGTTCAATAACAAATTATTACATACCATCAAATAGTGTTGATTTAACAAGTTCACAAACTATAAATTTTGGTGCAGAAGTAAGCGAATATTTTTTAAACCCTTTTTTAAGTAGTCTATTTGAAACATATTACAAAACATATATAACAGGTATATTTAATGTAAGATCTAGATTGTATAAAGTAAAAGCATACTTACCATTAAGGATAATTCTTAATTTAAGTTTAGCAGATAAACTAATTGCATTTGATACAATATTTAAAATAAATAGTTTAAAAACTAATTTTACAACTGGCGTAAGTGATTTAGAACTTATAAATGAAGTTGAAGACTTTACTGTTGTAGATAGCGTTAAACATTTAGGCGATTTAATAAGTAAACCATTTATAACAATAGATAGCACTAAATTAACAACAGATACAGTAGAACAAACAATAGATGCAAACTAATGATTAGAACAATTATAGATTTATTGCAAGTGTTTGATGATGAAACAGAAAATATAAAAATAGCAAAGGGTAAATATGCTTACCCAAAAAATTTGAAAGAAGCATATAAAAAATTTAAACGTGATTTAAAATGGCAAAGAAAACAATACAAGCAGAATTAGAACTTTTAACAAAAGATGCACAGAAAGCTGTAGATGCACTAAATAAAAAGTTAAAAGAAACAGGTAAAGAAACCGATAAAAATAAACAAAAAGGCACTTTATTTACTAGGTCATTAAGTAAAGGTATGACTGGTTTAGGTAAAGCAACTAAGGCCTTTGGTAATGCACTTAAAAATGCTGGTATTGGATTAGCTATTGCTGCATTTGCTAAATTAGCAGACGTTCTAACAAGAAATCAAACAGCTATTGATTTTTTTACAACTGCAAATAATGCACTAAATATTGCTTTCAATGATTTTATAAATTTAGTTTTAGGAAGTGGTAATAAAATATCTGGTTTTTTTGACAATATTTTTGGGTCAGGTACTTTAAAAGCAGTCAAAGATTTTTCTTATACGATAGGTGTTGAGTTAGTTACAAGAATTAAA